CACTCCTTTCGTTACAGGTTTAACTCTATGCCATACAAATGAAGGAAACACAATAATAGATCCTTTCGGAAGTATTTCTTTTGCTTGCCTTAAATGTTTAGCTTCTTCTCTCATATGGGGATCATAGTTTCTAAAATCAAACTCTAATTCACCCCCTTCATATTCGGACCCATCGGTTAATTGACAAGTCATCGAAAGCTTTCTAATTTTACCATGATCAGGTCCTTGTTTTTCATATGGTTTATCCCAACCATCACAATGCCAATCATAATATTGATTAAGTTTATATTTTGTAAATTGACAAGACTCTGATCTATCCCATTCAAAATTCCAACCTGCAGCTCTATTTGCTTGATGAATGTATGGGTGAAGTTCTCTATATATCCATGGATCATTAAGCCATACTAAATCTGAATTTCTTTTTCTTTTCATATCTCTAATTTCATCTTTAGTAAGTTCTCTATCTCCATAACCACCTGTTCTAGCTAAAGATTCAGAATGTGATAATCCATATTTAATTATGTCATCACATAGTTTTGGCGGTATTGCTGAAGTAAAATACCAGTAATAATTAGATATATTCATAAGTTATTGTTTGAACAAAATTCAAACTATCTTTCTGTCTGTTGTTTAAATAATACATATTTGTTGATGGAAACATAATAAACATATTATCTTTTAATTCTATATCCCAACTTCTTCCTTTTCTTCTATTATCATCATAGAAGATTCTCACAAAACAGTTATTAGTTTTTACACCATAGAGTAGAGTGTAATCAGGTGAGTTCCTTAAATCGACTGGATCAATATTAAGTAATGGTTCTGTCTGTTGATTGGGTTTGTACATATCACCCCAAGTTCTTTTATTCACTAATTGAAAACCATATTCTAAATTTATATGCTCACGCATATACGTATTCAACATATCCCAAGTTCTTGAAAATGGAAATTCTGAATCAGTAAATGTAGATTGTAAAATATCGCCTGATAATTTATCTCGATCTATTTCAAAACCTTTAGGCATTGAAACATCACCGAAGTATAAAGCCTGCTCTGTTAAAACTTTCTTTTGCATACCACCACCTGATATATATTATGCTAAAGTATTTGTCAATGTCCAGCCAGCTGTATTATCTGCTTGATAAGCATCCTCATCCCAGTTGTAAACCCAGTTATGAGTGTTAGCTTCGTTTTGTGAAGTTTGCTCTGCAGTTAAAGCAGGTGCATCACCGATTGGAGATTTCCAAGATGCAGTTGCATTATGTTTTACCCATGAAGCGTAAGGTTTTTTAGGCCAGAAGATTTCATTATCTTCATCCCAAGTATAACCTATACCTGCATAGTTTCCTCTAAATGGAGTTCCACCGTTTTTATGTTGTCCGCCTGCTGTGTTGTATGAAGTTTGAATCCACATTTGTGCAGGCCAATTATTGTGTTGTTCTAAATATTGTTGACCTACTGCTTCGTCTTCTACTCCATCAGCGTTTAACATATCAGAATTATTCAAGGTTAATACTTGAATAACTTTTCCGTTTGCTCCTAGTTTTGCAAAATGTGCCATAATGTTTCTCCTTATATATGTTTTTTATTTATTTGTAAATACATCATTATTACTGATATTTATATCTTATAATAACAATTCCTGAACCACCATTAGCACCATTGTTTTGTAAAACAGTCGGTGCAGAACCAGCACCACCTCCTCCACCACCAGTATTGGCTGTTCCTGCTTGAGCAGGACTAGGACCTTGAGCTCCATAACCTCCACCACCAGGTCCTCCAGCTCCACGAGTTGCTCCATAAGTACCACCTCCTCCTCCACCACCTCTTGTTGTTGGTGATGCATTAATTGAACTTGTTGAACCACATCCACCAGGTCCACCTGAACTTGGTGTACCTCCATTACCAGCAGCACCAGCTCCTCCACCGCCACTAGCCGTCAATGCTGGATAAGCAGCACCTAAACCACCCGGATTTCCCTGTGGTGGACTTACAGGAGGAGTATTACCTATTCCTGCTGGTGTTAAAAAAACACCTGCACCACCTGAACCACCATTTCCATCAAAAGGTGTACAACCAGGATTAGTTCCAAAACCAGCTCCACCTCCTGCTGATGTAATTGTACTAAAAACTGAATCTGAACCTTTACCCCCTAAAACCTGATTAACTGTTACAGTTCCTCCTGCCCCTACTGTAATTGGATATCCTGTAACAGTTACTGGTAATGCAGAAACACATGCTCCTAATGGAGAAGCTGTGTAACAACCTGAAGCCGCACCAGAAGATTCTCTATAACCTCCTGCTCCGCCACCACCTCTTGCACCATAATTTCCACCTGAACCAGCACCTGCTATTACTAAATAATCAACTGTATTTGAACCTGCAGCATTACCTGAACAAGAAACACAAAAAGTACCTGGTCCAGTAAAAGTATGAATTTTGTAATCTCCGCAACAAGTTATTGTTCCACCTGTTGCTGTTATAAATAACTGTTGTTCAGCAATATCACTTGCCTTTGAAACATCAGTTAAAACCCAGCCACGTGTTGCATCGACATAGATAAATTGTGAATTGGCTCCTTCAACAGTAATATCAAAATTAGTTGTTGAACCATCAATTTTATTTCCGTTTGCATTTAATTCTAATTTATTAGTGTCAAAAGTATTTGCATAATCTTTAATTGCAATTACATCTCCAGCAGTTGGACTTGCTGGAAGTGTTACAGTAAATGCTGCACTTGTTGTATTACAAAAATATCCTTTATTTGCTTCAGCTGTAAATGCTGTTATTTTAGCTGTAGTATCCCATTCAATAACTCCTTGTAATCCTGAAATTGTTCCTGATGTATTATTAATTGTACCACCTGAAATTCCAGCTGTAGAAATTGTTCCTGCATTATTAACTGTTACACCACAAGGAATGGATAAAGTATCTCCACTATCTCCGATAGTTTGCGTTGTCCCTTTTCTTGGACTAATTTTATTTGTCTTAAATTCGCTCATAGTTATTGATATTTGTATCTAATGATAACTATCCCTGAACCACCTGAACCACCTGCACCTGATGGAACTGCTGGAGCTCTAGTACCAGCACCACCTCCTCCTCCACCACCTGTATTAGTTGTTCCATTTGAACCTGGATTTGAAGTTGCTCCAGGACCTGGTTGAACACCACCATCTCCACCTCCACCTGTTCCTCCTAAACCATAATCAGGATTTCCATAACTACCACCTCCGCCTCCACCAGCATAAGCTGTGGGAGAAAATGAAATTGATGTAGTTGCTCCTGCACCGCCATCTCCACCATCTGTTCCTGTAGGACCTGCTCCTGCTGCTGTAGCACCACCACCTCCTTTTCCACCATCTCCTGCTGTTCGTATTCCACCTGGATTTCCTTGAGGCGGACTAACAGGAGGTGTATTACCTATTCCATGACTTGTAGGATTACCGTTACCAAAAGCACCACCACCAGAACCTCCAGGTCCACCACAAACATTTTTAGTATTTCCGAATCCGCCACCTGTTGATGTTATTGTAGAAAAAATTGAATTAGAACCATTAGAACCAGCAGCACCAGTACAAGCTGGTGGAGTTGAACAACCTCCTGTTCCTCCTGCACCCCCTGCTCCTACTGTAATTGGATAACCTTGTGCTGATACTGGTAAAGCACTAACACAAGACCCTAAAGGACTTGTAGTATAACAACCTGATGCTGTTCCACCAGATTCTCTAAATCCTCCTGCACCACCTCCACCAGCACCCCCTGCTCCTGGTGAGGGTACTTGTGAACCACCTCCACCTCCAGCTACTATCATATAATCTACGTTACCAGGACCTCCAACACAATTACCTACCTGTGAAACACAAAAAGTTCCTGGACTTGTAAAAGTATGAACTTTATAATCTCCACAAGTTGTAATTGTTCCACCTGTTGCTACAGTAAATAAAGCTTGTTGACTTATATCCGATGCTTTTGCTGCACCTGTTGAAACCCAACCTTGAGTTCCGTCTACATAAATTAAAATAATTGATAAACCTTCTGTTGAAATAGTAAAATCATTTGCTGTTCCTTGAATGTTAGAACCATTTCTTGCAATGGTAATATTGTTTGTATCTGCTGTATTTGCGTAATCTTTAATACCAACTAAATCACCAGCTGATGGTGTTGCTGGAAGCGTTACTGTAATTGCTCCACTAGTTGTGTTTACAAAATAACCATTACCAGCGACTGCTGTAAAGTTTGCTGTTTTTGCAGTTGTGTCCCAATTAACTTGATTGTCGATTGTACCTGTAATGGTACCACCTGAAATAGTTCCTGTATTAGTGATTGTTCCTGAATTAGTAATTGAACCAGAGTTCGATAAAGTTACACCACATGGTATTGCAACAGTATCCCCACTGTCGCCCAGTGTGACTGTTCCACAGTTTGTTGTTGGTGTAATTTTATTAACTTTGACTTCACTCATATTACCTTATTGTTCTTGGACTAATTTTATTTACTTTTACTTCACTCATAATTTACCTATTGATATTTATACCTTATTATTACGATTCCGCTACCTCCAGCTCCTCCATTGGAGCTTGTTCCAGGAGAAGCAGAACCTCCTCCACCTCCTCCAGTATTTGTTGTTCCAGCTTGTCCTGATCTTACAGGAATTCCTGCAGGTCCTGGAAATCCTACTCCACTATCACCACCTCCGCCTATTCCTCCAGAGGCCGCAGGTATTTGAGGTGTAGGACTACCACTTGGTCCTGGATCGTTTGGCCCACCACCTCCTCCGCCTGCAAAATATACTAAACAACTAGGTCCTGGTACACCTACTGCTGGATTAATTTGTGTTCCAACACCTGCTCCACCATCACCTCCAGGTAAAGCATCACTAGGAGGAGCATTTCCGCCAGCTGCACCTGCTCCACCTCCACCTGCTGCTGAATTTAATGGTTGAGAAGGCGGGTTATTAGATCCACCAGAATTACCTTGAGGAGGACTTACTGGTGGTGTGTTACCTGTTCCTGCAGTTCCACCACTGTCTGCAGGTGGAGATCCTCCCGCAGCTCCACCACCTGATCCTCCAGGTTGAGATTGAGTGTTATCTCTATTACCACCTCCTCCACCACCTGTTGATGTAATTGTACTAAAAACTGAATCTGAACCTTTGCTTCCTGTTGTAGTATCAGGAGAACATGCAGGTGCTCCACCGCCACCACCGCCTACTGTTATTGGATAACCTCCAGCTGCTGAAATAGGTAAACTTGTTGAAGTTGCTAAAGGACTAGCGGTATAAGAACCAGATATTGTTGAACAATGAGCTTCTCTGTAACCCCCAGCTCCACCGCCACCACCTCTATTTTGCCCACCTCCTCCACCACCAGCGACTACTACATAATCTACTTCTCCAAAATCTCCAACAGTACACACTGTAAACGTTCCAGGTCCTGTAAATGTATGAATTTTGTAATCACCACATGTTGTTTCTGTACCACCTGTTGCAATCATATATGATACACTAGATTTATCTGCTTCTTTACCTGCACCAGTAACTTTCCATCCTCTTGTTCCATCTACGTAAATAAATGTTAGAGCTATTCCATTATTTGCAATTATTAAATCAGAAGCATTTCCTTCTATATTAGAACCATTTCTTGCTACTGTAATATTGTTTATAACAGAAGTGTTTGCATAATCTGAAACTGCTACAATATCACCAGCACTTGGTGTTGCTGGTAAAGTCATTGTCACAGCTCCACTTGTAGTGTTAACAAAATACCCTGTTCCACTCACTGCTGTGAATGATGCTGTTTTAGCTGTAGTATCCCAGTCTACTGTTCCTGTTCTACCAAATCCTGTTTGACTTGCACCACATGCAAGAGTAATGGTATCGCCACTTGCACCAAGTGTAATGGTTGAACCACATTTGTTAGCGATGTTAGC